TTAACTAAAGCCATAAAAAAATCTCCTTAAGTTTAATTGAAAAGAAATGCACAGATTACTCTGCGCACTTCACTTCAATAATTTTTTTCTCTTCTAAACGAGTAGCACCTGCTGTCATAGTAACGTAAGCCTGCCAAGGAATACCTTGTAGATCTTTACGTTTATCGATGTCAGTCATGATGTCATTCCAAATTCCTAGATACATTCCAGACTTAGCAAAGATTGGGATTCTTCTATAAGAAGATCCATCCACATCTAGTCTTTCACAATGAACAAAATTGATTCCTAAGAAACGAGTCAACTTACCTTCGACAAGAACTGGCTTGTCATTAAAGTCAGTTGAAATTACTTGGGCTTCAGCAAGCAAGTTATCCATTTGCTTAGCAGTAGCAACGCAAGTAATAGGATCTGAATCAAGATCTACTTCATGACTCATAAGAATTTTTTTAGCTTCTCTAAGTTTAGCAACAGTTAGACCTGTGTTACCAGAGGCACCATGGTTAACTGCTACTTGGTTACCAGCTAGGAATGAAGTGTTGGTAGCCCCTTGCTCACCTGTTTTAGCAGTACCGAAAAATGAATCAATGATAAGATCATCGAATTGTCTTCCAGCAGCGAATACAGCGTTTTGTACATAAGAAGATGTTGGATCAGTTAACAAACGAAGTTTGTCAAAAGAGTCAATCAATTGTGGTAGATCGAAATCAGATGGGTACACCCAACGTCTATCAACTGCTGCATCTACTCTGCCCATAGGAGCAAAACGAGATACAACTGGTTGCATAGTTACTGCACCAATTTGATCTACAGGAGATGCTTGCTTCCCAACATGAGATCCACTCATAACGTATGGTCTGAGTTTAGATCCCTTCTGTTGAAGAAGAAGTTGAATGTTAGTAGCGAATTGCATTACATAATGTGATGGTAAATTTTGAGACATATGTCCCTCCTAAAAAGCGTTTAAAATACAACGGTTTTCGAAGGGCTTGTCCTCATCGGGGCCAGCTTCATACCCAATCGCAGGGCGACGTGGAGTCTTTCCTTCCTGTCAGTAGGCCCTACTTAAAAGGGTTCTCTACATTTTTATTATCTTTAACAGTTTTCACCTGTGAAGGTTTAGCTGCTTGAGATTTTTCTTCAGCATCGAGAATAAATTTTTCTAATATAGAAACGTCCGTAATAATTAATTCATTAGTACGATCTTTTCTATGACAGAGTTTCAACAGTTCAAGTCTGAGCGCAGTTCTGTCCATTATATTCTCCTCTGTAATTCCAACTCGTGTCAAATTATTTCTTAAATTTCAGATGGGTAAGCATATGAATGCAATTTCTCCATCTCTTGTCTTGCCCCAAGATCCCCTTTCAAATATCTACTTGAGAAATCTGAATCAGCTTTTAGAGCAGTGATCCTATCTCTAGCTGCTGATGGAGTTAGTACACCAAATCCCCCACCTTTATTATCTCCTGTTACAAAATTCCCTTCACCAAGTTTTGATCCAATGGTATGGAGAAACTTCATCGCAGCCGCTGGTCCCATTGATTCTTTTAAAGCAAGTAGCGTAGGTTCGTTCATCCCAAATACTTCAGCAGCTCTATCAGCTATTCTGGAATTTTGTTCATAAGCCGCGCCCCATTCTTTTTTCAATGAAGAAACTTCACTCGCTAACTTTGCTTTGTCACCTTCAATAGTTGAAGTCATTTGATTATTAAAATATTCACCATATTGTTTCATGATATTTTCAGCAGCTTTTTTACTTATACCATTGGCATGAAAAGTATCTTTGGCCCATTTCTCAAAGCCTGGATCTTTAGCTGCCTCTGGTAATTCAAAAGCATATTCATCTGCTGATTTAGGTTTACCTAAACGTTCATATATGCCATTCCATTCTGGGGCATCATCCTTTTCAGGAAGAGTCAGAAGTCTTTCTTGAGGCACGCCTCTGAGTTTTTCTAGATTTCTATAACTATCAACCACAGCACTTGGATCTTTAAATCCTTTATTCTGAACATATCCTCTAAGTTCTTCATTAAGATGAGTTGTCCAATCATTTGAGCTAGGAGTTGTCGTATTAGTTGTAGATGCAGGAGTCACATTAACTGGAGCTACTACATTTGAAGGAACAACTGGAGCACCCCCTGTTGAAGCACCTGGATCACCATTCATTAAAAGATTCTTTATGAACATAACTACTCCTTGAGTTTATATAATTCTGCTAACTGATCTGGAGACAAGTTTAAATGTTGTTGTATTCTTAACCACACTTCTCTTCGCCCCTCTAGAACAGCATGTAGCCTTTGATCTGTATGAAAACAAGTTTCGTTTGCCCGACAGAATTTGGCAAGATCTCTTAAGACTATTTCAGAAAATTGTTGTTCTGGATTGAACACAATGTAATAAGCCCTTTGACGATGTGCCAAGAAATCTTTTGCTTTAGAAATTAAACTCATGCATTAAACCTTAGCCGCCATAGCGTTTGCTTTTGTAAGAGCTGCCACTCCAGGTGCTGCTTGCATTTGAGCCTGAGCTTGGGCCATCTCAGCTCTTTGAGCACGAGATTCCTCAATAGCTTCTTTGGCTTTCATCCATCTAGCAGGTACCCCTTGAATCTCAGCAATTTCTGGGATGATAATATCAAAGTCAAACGTATCTAGTACATCAGGATTTTGAGTAGTGTTGGCGATACTAATAGCCGTTTCAATTGCTCTCATACCACCTGCTGCCTCTTCAGCTCTCTGCGCTCTTGACAATGGAGAATCATATTCAACTGAATATTCACCCTTTGCTTCTATTAAAGCTGGGGGCATTGGAGGCAATAGACCTTGAGACATAAGTAAATCAACTTCTCTCTCAATCATTGGGCCCAAGTATTCTGATTGCAATCTTCCAAAAGTTGGAGCTAGTAAAATTCCCTTTTCACGAGTTCTCTCCATGACTTCAGTCGCTGTCATCTGGGGAGTCTCAGTTAAAATTTGAAATAGATTGACAAGGAAAGCATCATTGATATCAGCTCTCTCATCCATCATCATGTCTCTACCAACATTTACATTACCAACTGGCAACGCTGAAACTAAAGCTCTACCTTCAGCAGAAACTCCCCCAGCATTTAGTGCCCCTGGCTTCATAGAAAACGAATCTATAATCCCATCATCATGAACAAGAAGCACTGGATCAACTGCCCTATGCCCTTGTTTTAACATGGTTTTTTTCTGTTCATTTAAAGTTTTAATTGCTGGCAATGCATCCATCGCAGGAGATCTACCATACACTTCGCCTGGGGCTTGAGTGTAACGACTAATAGCATAAGGGAATGTACTGTACCCCTCTTCTTTTAAAACTGATTCACCTTCAACAGCTACATAATAAGAAGCGTTTGGCATCCCTTTAAAATCTACTCTATCGTAATCCACATCCTCACGTGGCTTCACACAATGAATAAAAAAGAACTTACGATCATACCTTCCATTCTTATATGCTTCTCTAATTTGAGTAGTCACATTAGCTTCACCAAACTTTTGAACTGCTTGACGAGCATTAAGTGAAAAATATCTCACAACCGTATCAACCACCCCCTGGTGATTCTCATCAAAGAAGCACTCTCCTAAATGAAGTGCTCTATATCTCAGTCCTGGTTCTGCACTCAAAGAATCTATAAACATACTCCCAGTACCAAAGGCACCTAGAGACATGTAAACTTGTTGGTTCTGAGATGCAAAGTTTGCTTTAGGAGCATAACGATATTTAAAAAGTAAACGGTTTAATTCCTCAAACCAAATTTTTGTTTCTCTATCTTTATTAAGATCAGGATTACTTGCATAAAGTTTATGCCAAGTCGAATTTCTAGGAGTGATAAGGCTATCAGCAATAGCTGAAAACTTAGTTAAACCTCTAGCAGCAGTAGAATCAAAAATTAATTCTGTTCTCTTTTCTCCAGGGGATCTTAGATTTTGCCCCATCTGGAAAGTTTGAGACTGAGCTGGGAAACATCTCTCAGCAACTTCTTGCCAGTGTGATTCCCACACAGACCGCTCAGACTTTAACCCTTCAACTTTCTTTTTTATTTGATCTACACTAAATTTATCCATTTTGTTCCTTAGATGTGATTAAAAGGTTACGCCCATACCCAGTCGACATCAATGTTGCAGACATTCCTGGGGCCATTCTCTGCGCTTGTGCTGATGCTGAGATCATTGCGGCTAGGTCTGCCAATCTATTTTGTTCTTTTCTTGCCGCTGCTAACTTTTGTTGGTCTACTGCGGCCTCTTTTGCCTCACGTTTAGCGCGATCTACAGTAGTTTCAATCCTTGCTGTTG